CAGCAATCTTAGTTGTTGTAACAGCAGAATCAGCAATTCCAGATGTTTGAACAACCAAACTTGATAAATCACTTGCTACTTCAGCAATAGCATCTTGAGCATTGTTTGATGTTACATCACTTGTGGGTGAAAATACAACATCTGAAGCATTAACAGTGTAATCTGTGTAGGCATCAACTTCTGCCATCACAACTGTACCAGAACTTACGCCTGTATCAAGTGTAAATGAAGTATTAGATGTTTCAGTAACAGCACTTGGAAATTGCCTTACACCATCAATATAAACTCTTAACTGACCAGCTCCAGTTGTATAAGTTGGAGCAGCAAATACCGTTTGACTAGCAGTAGCTGTGTGAACAAGTCTAGTTGAGTTAATAATGGTGCCAACACTATTACCAGAAACAGCATTAGCAGAACCCCAATAATATGAACCAGCACCACCGGTTTTAAGGACATATCCAGATGTGCCACTACCTAAAAGATTGTTTATAGCAGAACCAGCATCACTAGCACCGGTACCACCGTTGTTGACACTAACTGTTCCAGTTAATTTTGTTGCTGATACATCACTAATTTTATCATTTGAAATTGAACCATCAGCTATATCAGCAAGAGCTATTTGGGTATCACTATTTAAAAGTTCCGCAATATTTTTTGAATTCGAAGCCATTTATTTCCTCTATACTGGTAAGTAGCGAACTGATATTTCTGAACCAGCCACTGGAGTAAATGTTGTTGTTAATGTTGTTCCTGATATGTCATAATCAGTAACGGGTAATAAAATAATACCATTATATGTAACGATAGCAGAATTGGCTGTTGTTCCATCAGTTACAGTAAATGTTTGTCCTGAACCATTAGCTGTTTGTGTTGATGATGAATATGTAAATTCTACTTTATCATTGGTGACGGAATTATTTGCCAACTGAGCAGTACCAATACTTCCATCAGTCACATAGTATTGTAATATAGGACCATTTAAATAGATAACTTCAATATTATTTGTGCCCGTTGCTGGTGGTGAACTAAATTGTAATAATCCACTACTAATTGTATAAGATGAAGCGTCTTGTTTTGTTCCTGAAACAAATATTAATAATGAGGCTTCATTTGAATGAGCATATGACAATACAAAGTCTGTATCTGAACTGTTGCCAGAAAATCTTTCAGACCTTATGGTTCCTGAACTAATTACTTGTGATCCTAAATATGACACTCTATGTTATCCTCTTTTAATTACTAACCCTTTAATATCAGCTTCTGTTGCCATTATGATATCCTTACTAATAATGTTACAACGGTATAAGTGGTCTGAACCGGACCTGAAATTGCGCTGGTAGTTATAAAGTCCATAACTCTCCAAGATCCTGTTAATGATCCAGGATTTACTGCAATACTACCTATTGCACCATATGGTGAGCTATTATTATTAGAAGTCGTAGTAGCAATCAATCTATATGTTCCGACTGCATTTAATGTTGTAGGTGGCGCAATACCAGTTAAATTTGAACCATCAATTGCAGGTAATGCACCCGTTAATTTAGATGCTGATAGTGATGTAATTTTATCGTTGGTAATACTACCTGCCAATTTAGAATTGGTAATTGCACCATCCTGTATTGTTTTGGTTGTGACTTTAGTGTTCGCCAATTTTTATTCCTTAAATTGATTCTTTAGTCCAAGTTTCTGAATCCCAATCCCATACATGCTGTTCGGTAGGATTACCATCTGCATCCAGAGATAATTCACCAGCTTCTTCAACAGGATCAACTGCTTGTGGTAATTTTTTAAATTCACCATCTTTCCACCAGTAGTTAAAAGATTCTACTGTATCATCACAATCTTTCCATTGAAGGCTAGAATGAGTTTCAAACTCTTGGCCAGCTTCAACAACCTCTAAAACTCGGTTACCCAAATCAGCCGGATTACCTGATGTTTCTATTGTTGATACTAATGCTTTCTTTGCCATTTTTTTATTTCCTTTGTTAAAAAATTAATTACCATTCTACAATGACCACGCCTGAGCCACCACTACCACCGGCACCACCAGTGCCGTTACCGCTTGAAGTCATGCCAGTTCCTCCTGCACCAGAACCAGATTCAGCACTCCAACCATTTGTGTTGTTAAAACCGTTATATAAACTTAATATTTTTGCTCCTGAGCCCAAAGCTCCTGCGCCAGATGTATTATAGCTACCATCGCTACCTCTAATATTATAATTACCTCCAGAACCAATACCTCCAACACTTAATTGATAATTAGAATATTGTGGTACTTGTCCTTTGCCACCCTCACCACCAGATGCTGAACAATAAGAACCAAAAGATGATGTGCCACCAGGTGTTCCTGCTGAAGTTGTACCGTTTGACCCAGGAAATGCACCCCCAGCACCTCCAGATCCAACTGTAACAGGAACAGGTGAGGTTGGTATATTTGTAACTTCAATAGCAGCTCCGCCACCAGCAGCAGACTGTGTTAGATAAGTGCCACCACCACTGTTGGACCAGTTACCGGGTGTTCTACCACCACAACCGCCGCCACCGCCAGCAAGAACAGTCACTTTAACCTTTGTAACTTGGCCTGGATTGGTCCATGTTCCTGGTGTTGAAAATACTTGCATATTAGAGAATCCGCCAACAGCTTGCCAAGCACCATCACCTCTTAAGAAGGTTGATGATGAAGCCGTGCCTGTTGCTGATATTTTTGCGACAGTAACATTAGCATTAGCAATCTTAGCTGTTGTAACAGCAGAATCAGCAATTCCAGATGTTTGGACGACTAGATTAGATAAATCACTTGCTACTTCAGCAATAGCATCTTGAGCATTGTTTGATGTTATATCGCTCGTTGGTGAAAATACAACATCTGAAGCGTTGACTGTATAGTCCACATATCCATCAACTTCAGCTAAAACGATAGTGCCTGCATCTTGAGCTTCACCTAAAGTGAACGAGGTGTTACTTGTTTCGGTGTAAGCACTTGGGAATTGTCTTACACCATCAATGTAAACTCTTAATTGATTGGCGCCTTGTGTATAAGTTGGAGAAGAAAACACCGTTTGAGAAGCATTAGCTGTATTTACTATTCTAGTTGAATTAATAATAGTGCCAACACTATTACCAGAAACAGCATTAGCGGAACCCCAATAATAAGAGCCTGAACCGCCAGTTTTAAGGACATAGCCGGAAACTTCTCCGCCGGGCAAAAGATTGTCTAGTGCTGATGTTGAACTGGTTGCACCTGTACCACCATAGGCTATATCTAATGTTCCTGTGATTTTACTTGCAGCTACAGAATCAATTTTTTCGTTTGTAACATTAGCGTCAACAATTTTAGATGTAGTAACTGAATTATCAGCTAAATCGGATGCTAATATAATACCATCACCAGGTATTGTTACAGCACCATCTGCACCTATTAAATCGCCTATCGTTTTTGATGTTGAAGCCATTTATTTCCTCTATATTGGTAAATATCTAATACTTACAACCGAGTTTGCGGTTGGAGTAAATGTTGTCGTTAATGTTGTTCCTGATATATCATAATCCTCAACAGGAACAAGAGCAATTCCATTATAAAATACAATAACAGAGTTTGCATTATATCCGGATGTAACAGTGAATGTTTGTCCTGAACCATTAGCGGTTTCGGTTGTTGAAGAATATTCAGAAGCTAAATCTAACTTATCTCCTGTTACAATATTATCCTGTAACATCAAAGTTGTAATTGTATTTGATGCTATAGGTGGATATGTAGTTGTTGTTGTTCTAAATCCTAAATGTCTAACAGATACTTGTGCATTATTATGTGGTGCAGCTGTAAATTCCAAAGTTGTTCCAGAAAGTGTGTAATTTGTTGTTGGTGATTGAAATACACCATCAATCGAAACAACTAATGTTGTAGCATTTAAAGGTTCTTGTGATAGTTCAAATGTTGTTCCTGTACCATTAGCGGTGAATTGGTCATCAACAAAAATCCTCAATTCATCTGCGAGTTTATTAACTGTAATTGAACCATCAGGAACAACAGCATAATTGTTATAAGCTGAACCTCTAATATTTACATATATGTTGTTTGATCCTGTTGCTGGCGGTGAAGCAAAAGTTAATACATTTCCAGCAACATCATAATCTGTTCTTGGTTCTTGATGAACATTGTCAACCCATACATCAACATCTGTTGCGTATAATACTGATTTTGTTAGGGTGAATGATGTATTTGAGCTATCGCCATTAAAACGATCTACATCTTCTCTACCAACTAAAGCTCTAGCAGCATCAAATAAAGGATTTACGGCACCTAAGTATCCCACAAAAAACTCCTATTATGTTGTTTCTAAAAGTGAAGCAATACAATCAACTACACTATTAGCACTTACTGTTATTTTTAATTCATCGGCATCTTGCATAACAAGTTTCTGTTCAGCACCAACAGGAACCAAAGTAGAGCCGGATGTAATTGGCACATTAGATATAATTGAATAGTCAACAGAGGACCTCGTCAAAAATACATTTGCCGTAACAGTAGCTGTGCCTTTATTTGAAAGTGATAAACCTATAACTGTGCCTGTTGTAGAACTAGGAACAGTATAGACAACAGTACCACCTGTCAATACATTTGCAGCTACATATGATTTAAAAGTATTTGCCATTTGTTTTTATTTCCTTAATAATCTATTTATTCTATCCTAAAGCAATTGCGTATGCAAGAGACTGGTTTTCTATTCTTTCCATTTCGGAATAAATGTTAGTGTTTGCAGTACCAATAAAACCACCATGTGTGACATTTAATGTAGCTGCTGAATTAACAGTCACATTTTGTAATGTTGCATCTCCCGTTACATCGAGTGTACCACCAATTGTTGTATCTAAAGTAATTGTAGCATTACCAGCTACAGATAAGTCATCATAGCCAACAGAATCTAAAGTAAGATTACCGGTGACTGTTAAATCACCACCAATGCTTAAGTTTGTATTAGCATAAAATGTTTGAGAATAACCACCATCTGTTAAGTTATTAGCAACAGTAATTAAGTCTTGTGTTGCAACAACCCATTGTTGAAAGGTGTTTGCTGTGGTTATATAAGTTATTGCCATTATGATTTCCTTGCTAATGCAATTTGTTTAAGTAAATCTTTAATTTCAGACATATCTTTCTCTAGTTGTGCTATTTTTTGTTTAGTCTCATATTGTTCTTGTTGTTGCTTTTTAGCTACAGCTCGCTTAGCATAATACTGTTCTAATGCTATTCTATCGGTATTTAGAATGGCTTTAGAATGAGTATCTCTAATTAACTTATCATTATCTTTAATTTTTACATATGCCATATTACACCTCTGCTGGTAAAGCAACCGCTCTAAAGTCTCTAACTTTTGGAACATCAACTGTGTTATCACTAGACATTACAATTTTAATTGAGAATGTTTTAAATGAATTATATGTTGTTGAACCGCTTGTATAAGTAACAGAATTTGTTGCTGTTGTATCTGAACCTGGTGCAAATGTAAGTTCTCTATAATCTCTTTCGTTAGCAGATACAAAATTAGCATTGCCTAGTTCGGTCATAAGTGTATATTCTTTATCATCAAAATTATCACTATCAGAAGAAGATAATGGTTTATAATATACATGAATATTTGAACCACTAGGTTTATATCCAGTGACATAAACACGAAGGTCACCAGAATCAAAGCCGTCAGCGAGAGTTACTTTTCTTGTGATGTATCTCACTTTTGAATTACCGCCAGATTTATTATCTTCACCGTTATAAGATACAACCGCACCAGAACCACCACCAGAACCAGGTGTCAATGTGATTGTTGGTGATGTTGTATAACCTGAACCACCATTAGTTACATCAAAACTAACAATACTACCAGATACAACATTTGCTGTTGCTACAGCACCAGAACCTCCTCCACCAGTAATTGTAACAGTGACATCAGCTGAGTTAGCGTAACCTGAACCAGCCGCTTCAATCACAAAATCTTCCGATTTCAAAGGTAAATTATCAATCCTATTATCAACAAATATTCCGCCAAATCTTGTAATATCAAGGATAGGAGACACATCAGTATTTAATGTTGACATTGTTGCTTTGAATTGTAATGTTGTGTTTCCGGTGGTTGAATTTAAAACTCTTCGGCCATCACCATCAGTCATAGGATAATCATTAGACGGCACAATTGTTTTATAACCAGTAAATCCACCAGTTGACTTTTCTGACAAGAATTGATAAGATATTGCTGTATTTGCCATAGAAACTTGTGATGTTATAAAGTTTACCAAATCATAAGAAACATTTGAAGAAGGTGCATCAACAGTAAACATAGCTGTTGCTGAAGATGAACTAAATGTTTTACGGAATAATCTAAATGAAATATCTAAATTCTGGTCTGCCTGCCATGTGGATCCATTTTGAGACATAAAGAATGAGCCGCCATAAGGTTGTTCAGATATTTGAACACCGGAAACAATGTCTAATTTACCAACCTCTGCTACATAAGCTTCATAACTATTACAGTTTGAAAGAAGAACGAAACAATGTTCACCTGGTAATAGATAAATTGGTGTATCAAAAACAAAGTCTGTATATTTTGTAGAATCAGTAAAACTTGGAGCATCGGTTGTTTTAACTTTATCTGGTGTTAATGTAACTGAACCATATGGATAAACTGTTGTTGATGATGGATAACCATTGACAGTTGGTCTCAATTGTAAGGTTACGGGCACGGTATCATCTTTTGATTTAAAGCACACACGAACTCTATCCAAGAACATACCTTGAGGATGTTGGTCGGGTGCTACTAGGAATGTTTGCGCTAATGGGTCGTACCAACCAGCCACAGTTTCTTGTTGTGTAGAAGTTGTTGATGTGATTCTATCATCTATAACTGTTGTTCTTTGTGTTGTTGGTTGGATTGTTGAAACAATAACCTCTTCGGATGTTTGCAACAAACCTTGAGCAAAGAATGAAGCATCACCGTTTGTTGTTGAACTTGGAATATCTCCAGATGCTACATCAATTAATCTAAATGCTTTTTCACCTGTTCTAAATGTTCCTGATGGTATATTGTAAATACCTGCAACATCACCACCTCTTGTTGTTGTCAATCTACCAATCGAATAAACTGATGTTGTGTCTGGTGTTATTGCCCAAGAACCAGAAATAGTCGCAACTCTTGTTGTTGCATTATAACTTGTCATTGTTGCTGTTTGACCTGCACCAGTTCCACTTACAATAAAGATGGTGTTACTGTTAGCTGTGTTTGCATAATAACCAGAATTATCAGCACCTTCAGCATCAATTGCTAAAGTAATAGTTGTTGATGTAGCTGCATTTGCAAATCCAGAATAATGATGATATTCAGAAATCCTAGATGTTGTTCCTGATACAGAACCAATTAAATTAGCACTTGTAATATCAAATTTTGTTGTTGGACTTACATTAACAACAAAAACCGAGTTGTTTGATGTTTGAACAACAACAGCGCTACCATTTGTTGTAGCAGTTCCGTTGTCATAAACAGTAACAGGTTCAGTATTAGCAACGGCCGTCCTGTATGATAAATTATTATTTGTTAATACAAATTTGTTTGCTCGAGCTACATATTGTTCTACAGCTGTATTATCAAAAAATGTATATAAAACGGTATCTGGTTTAAAATCGGATGCGGTAAATAAAACACTTTTTGCTCTCATATAAGGAATAACTGAAACATCAACAATCCTATCACCTAAAGATTGTGTTATTGATTCAGCACTAAAGCCCAACCCTATACCTGAACGAGTTTGTGCTTCAGATGTTTGAATTGTTCTTGTAACAGTACCAGCATTTGAGGTGAATCTATTTCCACGACCGTGTCTAGGCCCACCAATCCAATGACCAGACTTGAGTTCAACTTCTTCGGAGATAATCTCTGTTCCTGACCAAATGGTTTGCCAGCTTCCCCACTCAACGCCAAATGGTTCTACTTGCGACATTAATAAATCCCAAGCGTCTTTATCACCACCCAAGTTTACTAATACATCAGGTTTTGTACTTGTGTCGACCCAAATGTCAGAAGGTGGGTCAAGTTTAATTTTACCTATGTAATTAACCATATTAAATGGATTAATATTCATAGCTTTTGAAGCTAAATCTTGTTGAACAAAACTTGTAGATGAAGATGTTAAGGTGATGAAAGGTCCATCTTGCGTAAAGTTTGATGAATTTGCTGAATCAAAACTTAAACCATATGATGATATATTACATGATGGTCTTAGCTCTTTGTTGATTGGATCAATAGCAGCAAAGTAATCTCTGTTTGTTACATCAGCTACAGAGTGTCCTACAAATGAATCAACGATAATACCATTTTTAAATCTAGGTAAATTTGTAGAATCTAAAATACTTAAGTCTTGTTTTGTAACAGTTTCTTGTTCAAGTAATGATAGTGATGTGTAATACTCTAAATTACCAATTCTTCTATCTAAATTACCAATGTCACGCATTGTATATCTGCGATTGTTTATATATTGTGTTTCAATATCGTCAGCATTAGCTAAATAAGCTGATTCATATAAGACATAAAGATTCATTGAATCTTCTTTATTTCTTGGAGGAACAGGATTCTTAGAAGAAGTTCCTTGTATAATTTCAAAAGACCTACTTTTATTTAAAACAACCTTATCAATTCTAGGCAAATAATAACTAAAATCTAAAATAATATCTGAACCATTTTCAACAACTTTTGGACCGGTTGTTCCTGAATCAACATCAAACTGAACAGCGGTACCAATAGATGCTGTAGCATCTTTACGAACTGGCCTAAAGTCAATAGAATCTCTCAAATTATATATTTCACCGGTTGTTGGTGATGTATAATCTGGAATTGTAGAATAGGTTGGATAAGAATCAACGGTAAAGAAGCCTGCGCCAGAAGACGAATACTTATTATATCTCACAACTAAAGGACCATTTGGCGCTGAATAGCCAGGTCTTAATTTAATATTTGCATGATTATAAAAAGAATCTCTTTGGCCGTTATCCAATGTATATCTGGCTGTTACATCTGAATAACCAGTATTTGCAACAGAAGAACCATTAAAGTCATAAACGGAAATCAGTTCAGTAACATCTGAAACATAAAGTGACTGAGCTGTAGATGGAACTTTAATTACATTGTTTGCTTGAATTGTTGTTTGACCTTGATTAGCATAAACAATGACACCATTTGTATTAATAGATTCGCCACCAGAAACTTGAACTGTTGAGTTAGCTGAAACGAGAGTTTTTGTTTTTGCAGGACTACCAGATGCTAATGTAAAATTAACAGTAGTAATAATATTTGCGGTCATATTACCTGCACTTGCAATTGTTATTTTTTTAGTTCCTGTGTCAACATCTGTAATATTATCAGCTGAAATAACTTCACCAACAGAATATGGAGAGGTTCCAGCGCTAGTAACAACAACTTGATAATTTTGTAATATTGCCGATGTAGAGCCAGCTGTTGTTAAAGATTCACCCGAACCTAAAGATAAAGCTGGAGAAACACCAGCGGAAAAAGCTTGGTCTTCATATAATCGCTTATATGAATATGAAAAGTCAGAAATTGTTCCGTCAGCAACAAATCTTTCACCTAGTGAAATAATAGGTGGTTGAAAATCGGTATCAGTAAGATATGTATCATTATAAGTTGACGCTAAATCTTTTGACCTCGTTTCAACATCTGATGTATGAACAACTGTTGTTCCAGAGTGAACGGCTAAACTTTCAATTTCACTTACTTCAAAATCAATAGAAAATTCTGATGCTGTGGTTAAAGTAGCTACAAACGCTTCTGAAAGTGTGATTGTTTGTGTAGAAGCTACAAAATCAGTAATTCGTTTTGGTTCTTCATCAACACCAGGACCAGCAATAATTTTAAATGTAGCGCCAACATAAGCGTCATTAACGCCAGAAAATATTTGGCCAGAACCTGTATTACCAATTGTTAAAGTTGTTCCAGAATATGTTCTAACATTTCCGGTAATTGAATTATTAACCAGAACATCAAATAAAAATGATTTATATGTATAAGTTGAAGAATCAGAAGTATTTGATGAAGTATCATATAGTGTTGAGATAACTCTAGCGGTACCAATTTTTGTATTTGCTATTGTTGCTGCTGATGTTGTATTAATTGAAGCTACATCAACACAATGTAAATCTAAAGTAGATAAATCATTAATTGCTTGTGTTCCTGTGTGATTTGTTGTATATAGATAGTTACCATAATCACCAGTCAATCTTCTATTTTGAATAGAATCGGTATCTCTTGGTTTTGGAACAGTTAATATTGTTGGTGCAATTGTTTCGTATTCATAACCATAAACATAGGCTTTTCCTGGAGATAATATTACATCAAGATTAGCTGTATTAGCTGTGTTGGTTTCTAAAGAAATTTTAAATGGTCTAACTGTATAATTACCAGATTCATCATATGTTCTTCTGGCCATTGTTTCTTCTAGCACCGAATAAATTGGTGTTCTATAATTTCTGGTCAATTTACCTTCTTCAACTCGGGCTAACTCAATAAATTGTGTTGTATCGGTTGATGTTAATGAACGAGTAGAAAGGACTAAATTGATTTTAAAACGATCAGAGCCTGGTGCCTGATAGTTTGAAGCAGACTGTGCTGGGTCTAATAATGATGTATCTGTGCTTGATGTGACAGTTGATTCGGTAATTTCAAAACCAATTTTTGCGTTAGCTGTTGTTGTGCTGTATTTTGATGTTGCGACTGTTTGTGCATCATTTTTAATAAAAAATCCATCATAATAATAAACACCCTCATCAACAGAAAACACTTGACCTGTTCCAACACCAGATGTGGCTACATTAGCAAGTGTAGCACCTGACGCTAAATTTGTTGTGATTGTTTCACCATCAACAAATGGATCACCATATATTTGACGAACCAATAATGTTTTTGGGTCTCCAGTACCAGCGTCAGCATCAAATACTTTAATAACAGTAGCTCGTTTTTGAGGATCATTAACACTATCAACAATAGTTTCACCAACAAAATTATTTGCAGTAACAGAAGAACCTGCATAATCAGAATCTAATTTAAGATAAGTTACTTCTTGTAAGAATGTTGCGCCACCAGTAACAACAGAACCATTTTTAAATACATGATTACCAAATCTTTCAATTTGTTTTTGTAATATGGTTTGTGCTTGGGTTAATTCACGAGCCTGAACAGCATAGCCAGGTTTGAATAACATTCGAAGAAACTTTTTATCCTCATTATAATCATCGTAATAAGGATTTACATTAAAATTGGTATCAATACTCATTTAGTTCCTCTAAAATTTTAAAACTATTTTTAAATTTTCTGCTTGACCTTGAGAACGATCAATCTTTGTTATATTTTCTGTATATACAATGTCACCAGTATAAGGAGTAAATTCTGGATAATTTACACCTGTTGGTGTTCTTGTTACACCCGATGTTGCGCCAACCAAATCAAGACCACCTTGGAATGTTCCTAAAACTTTTGTCAATCTAACCAAGTTTGTGCTTTGAGCATTTACAAAACCTGAAAAGACTGCATTGTTTGGGTCTCCTTGATAAACATATTCATTCAATGTAAATGAAGAACCAGCAACCATTGTTATATCATGTGTCTGTGAAATAACCGAATTAGCTGTGCTATGTGTTATTACAGAACTATTACCGTATTTATGCGGTCCAACCAATAATCCATACTGTCTTATTGAAGTATCCGTAGAAATTAATCCATTTTCCGTTGAATCTATTTCACCAACTCTTGAGGTAAACATAACATTAGTTGCATTTAAATCTTTAGCTGGATTATAAGCATGGCCCAATTTTGGCGATTTAATAACTCGTGCTGTTGCATTTGTGCCTGAGCCGAATATAATTGCATTTGCTCTTGCATATCCAGTACCAATTGTTGATACTGTAACTTTTGTAACATTACCGCCAGACACATCAGCTGTGGCTTCAGCGCCTGTTCCATCACCTTCAATATAAACTCTTGTTGTAATTGTTAAATTATTTCCTGAACCACCACCATTAGCTGTTGTAGCGGATGATAGTGTAATTTTATTATTTGGTGTATCAATATTTGTAATGTATGAACCAGATAAAACACCTGTTCCTGCCACTTTCATATTAGCTGAAATATTTGTTGTATTGGCTAATGTTAAAGTTGTGCAACTATTTGCAAAAGCATCAACTGTTACAATACTATGATAATAATTGGAACCACCATTCGTAACAATAATTGTTGTGAGTTCTCCATCAACAACACCCGTATTACTCATACCATAATCTAGTTGTGTTGTGCTATGTGGTGATGGAATCCAATCTGAATTTAAAAATTTATTTGATGGTTTGACATTATACATATATTTCCAAATGTAACCATCAGAGGTACCAATATTTCCATTTGATGTTGTATAGTCACCTGTTGGTTCAACTGTTGAATTTGCTGAAGAATTATTTGACATACATTTGTAAACATTTCTATCAGATGTAATTACATAAATTGGTTGAACTCCACTTGTCGTATTTGCTGTAATTTGTGTATTAGCATCGACCGTGTCATCATAGTGTTGATAGACTGTATTTGTTGACCAATTAAATCTTGGAACAACTAACTCAACATCATTACCTGTTATTTTTTTGGCAGCAAATATATTGTCATATATGCCTTTTTCTTCTACAATAGTATCAACAATAGAATCCGGTGAGGCTTCGTTTGCATAAGGAACATGATTACCAACAAACACATAAACGACAGGATCATTTTCGTTTGCAGTTGATTGTGAATCACGCCAAAGTTTTGCGTTTTGATAACCTAATTTTTCTTTTATAATTGTTGTCATAGTCTTCTATTTAGTCGAGAATTATTAAAGTTTGTAGATTTGCTGTATTTGTAAATGCTGAAGTTACAGAGATATTACTGTTACTTACAAAACTTGCAATTGTTCTTATTTCTCCATTTACAGAAACATTAGAACCCACACTTAAGATTCCATTTGTATTTGCTAATTCAAAGAATGTGTTTAGTCCGGTCATGTATATTGATGATGAAGTAACATTAACCACACCAGAAATTGTTGTTGAATTTGAACCAGCAACATCTATCACATCAACAGTTCCAATTGATGTTCTATTCAAATCAGCATAATTTACAAAACCAGCTGGATGTAATAAATCTTTTAATACTTTTTTATATTTTGTAAATTCGGTTAATGATGATGTCACATAAGAATAGTCAATATAATAATCTTCACCTTGTATTTTTCTTTCACTTGATGATAAAATAGAATCTGATGAAGTCCATCTACCTGGGAATGTTGCATAAGATGGATCAATGCCTGGAACATTAGCTATAGCTAATCCGTCTCCATAACCCGTTAAATCAATTTGAGGAATATATTGATATCTTGAACCACCACTTAAAACTTTAATTGCGGTAATTTGTCCAGCATTTACACCACTAATTGTTGCTAAAATATTTTCACCATCACTTGTCAATGCAGTAACTTGTAAATTTGCATTTGCACCAGCATCTGATGTTACAGTAAGTGTAGGAAGATTCGACTGAACATATCTTTGACCACCAATCGGGAAAACATCAAAACGGCCCATTTTTTTACCAGTAGCTGTTGTTGCAAAATTAACATTTACTGTTGCGTGTGTTGTATTAGCAACAGTATTAATAAAACGAATTTCATTATTTACAATGACTTTATCACCCGGTCTAATTTCTGTTCCAAAATATGTATCTGTTCCAACAATTTCATTTGTATTGGCAATATTAACTGTTCCTTGAACTCTCCAAGGTTGTATTTCTACTTGAGTAATTGCACCATCAACATCAACCTCTTTAACAGCAGCTGCAGCTCCTTGACCGTAAGTTCCTGAGGGATTTGTAAAAACAACTTCATCACCAGGAACATAACCATCACCACCATCATTAATTTGTATTCTACCGACCGATTCAAATGTTTTAATACTGTAATAAACATTTCCAGCTGGATATGTTGCACCTTCACTATCTAATGTTGGCGAAGATGATATGTCTGTATTTGAAAATAAAACAATAACATTTGTAATTGGACCCAAATCTTGCAAAGTTAAAGGTGTCAAAGCATCTGCAATAACGGTACTAACATTTTCCGTAATATCACTTGCAAAACCATAATCAGTTGCTGATATATTAACATTAGCATATGGTGATATGACATCATTGTAAACTGTATATGTGTTTATGGTTGAATTAGCAACTCCCGTTGTATCAACTATATCAGCCGCCATTTGTAATACTTCTGGTGCTGTATCAATAGATTCTATTAAAGCGCTGTCACTAAATCCTGCACCGCCATATACAATATTTGCACCATTGACGAGACCAGAAACAACCGTTAAAACTTCTGCTGTTGCAGGAGTGGTTGCACCACCACCAACAACTAAAACTGGATCACCAACATTATAACTTGCACCACCATCAATAATATTAATTTGTGTTACAATAGCAAACGAATCTGCTTGTAAGGTAACAAGTTGGCCTAATGAATTGATTATATCCGTTTGAACAATCTCACCAGTTTCAAACGAGCCATTTAGTGTTTTTGGGTTGATGAATAATTCATATGGAAAACCAAGGTTAAAAGTATCAGTAATAATTCTTTTTACAGCTCGTTCAATAATTGCTGTTGCGCCTGATGTTAAGCCAGTAACTTTTCTGTTTGCTAATAGAGTAGGTGTAAAGTTTGAGTATTCAACCTTAATACTTGCACCATTAGAAGGTGCTGATAAAAATACAATTTTTAATGATTCTTTACGAATGTAATAATCGGTATTTAATGTTTGTTCAACATCATCAATATAAACCGTAACACCACTGGAATCAACTTCTTCAGCTAAATAAAATGTGGTTTCTGAACCATTACCTGTATAGACACTTCTTATATCCGTTTCGATTTTTAATTCATTGTCAATTGTCCATTGACCATCAGAAGGCCTAAGAACATTTGTTTTTGGAAGTTTAATTTCAACCTCATCATTATACAACATTCTAAAAAGAAGTTTAAAAGCTTTCTCATTACCTTTTGCAAGATAAACAGGTAAAACATTTTTAATTAAAAACTCTTTATTAACCGAAACATCTCTAGGCAATAAATCTGCATATGTGTTGAAAAAACTATTTTCAAAATCATCAATAGAATGGTCAATATCAGCCAAATATCTTAATGTTTTTGATTGGGTTGTTAAATCATTAAGTTGGCTACCTTGTTTTGTCTCAAGGTATTCATAATATGCTTCTAGGAAAGTAATAAAGACAGGATATTCTTCTCGAACAAATTCGGGAACCTGTCTATTAACTAATAGAGATGTTAAATTATCAGAATGTGCCATTAATCTAGTTTAGTTAGGTTAGTAACAATTGATGTTGGGTCAGTTTCATCGATTGTAATAATTGTATTTTTTTGTGTCTCAATAATTCCCTCTTCCGATTCAATTGTTAACCTTATTTGGCCATTTGTGTCGGAAACAGATAAAATATTAACATCATTAATTGTAATTCTTCCTGTATCATAATTTATTTCACCAGCTGTTGAATTTACAATCTGTCTCTGTGCTGTAGCATCATAGTAAGATGTTCTTAAAACACCAGTTCTAGCGTCAATGACAGCGTTACCTGCACCACCATAACCATTGCCACCAGATATTGATACAATAGCTCGAGTATAGTCAATACCTCTATTTGTAATGTTTATTGATTGTATTGAACCATTAACAATAACAGCTTCAGCCGTAGCGCCTGTACCATCACCGGTGATGGTTACGGTTGGCGCTGATGTGTATCCTGTACCAGGATTTGTAATTTCAATTGAAGCAACACCAGAATATGATTGTGGAACTTCTTCTAAAAATACAGTCCGTCTGGTGCCATTTGAATCATAAATGTCAAAAGTTGTTGATGTTAATTTATTTGTAATTGTTCCTCTATGTAAAGGAATATTAAAATCAATCGTATAACTTGTCTGTGATAATAATGATGGTGTAAATCTTTTTTGTGCTCGAACAATGGTTTCACATCCAATGATTGCATTTCTTTGAACAGCATCAATATCTTGTTCTACTTTAGAATGAGCATATCTCGATTCAAATTTATTTAAATATGTTGCCTTATAATTTAATAAGGCATTTCTAATTGCTGTTTTTAAAGCAGTTTCAGTAAGTGTTGTTTTCTTAGGATCATATTCAACATCAGCTTCTACAATTAAGTATAGATATTCTGGATCCAATATTTGCGTTGAAACAGCTACAATAGCTTTTGGTGAAATAATTTCGTCAATAATTCTTTGTTTTTCTGTTTCTGATATATAATAATTGTCTCTAGGTTTCATTGAGACAAAAACTTTACCATAAACTGGTGGTTCATTTTCTTCTCCACCCCAAACCGAAATTGATGAGATGTTTGGGTAGTTAGCTAAAATATATGTTTCATAGTCTTTATATGATACTAAACGATTTTGTGATGAAAATTGAGCTGAAGAAGAATATTTAATATTGTCAACACTCTCTCTTTCTGCACCACCAGCAGCTGCACTAATTGGTGTAACCACAAAAGATGATAGTGATTCTGATAGTGAATCGGATACTGACGATGTTGCTACAAAATTATTGGCTTTATTTGCAATTGAACCATTCGTAACAACATAATTTACATTAATAACTGCACCATCTGGTAATTTTTTACCAACAGCCCCATTGCCAAAATAAATTTGATAACGACCATTTCTTTCTTCTTGTAAAAAGAATACATCTGAGTTTGGTCCAATATCTAAAACTTCGGTTACTTTATTATATGTTGTTGCTGATGTATTACTTGATGATTGTTGAACAGTAACACTAATAGTTGTTGTATCAATGCTATTATCTGGTATAGTAAATACTGCTTTTGGATTAGATGATTCATTATAGTTAAAAACATAAGTTACATATTGACCTTCATATAAAGAAAGGTTTTCAAACAAATAACTTGAATTAGCCTTTGTAACCGTTGTATCATCCAAAACAATAAAGTTATATGATTTATTATCAATTGATTCTGATAAGAATGAAAAACCAGCGGGTAATGTTAATGTTCCCGAATTATTATTAGTTGATGTAGCTTCAAAATTAATAGTTGCAACAGATGAGCGATTAGAATAAGGTGTATAACCTAAAGTCTTTGCGTGAGAAACGGCAGAATCTCTTAACAAAGCGGTATCTAAAAACGCTTCATTAGCTACCATGTTTAGATAGTAAGCATTATAGTGTGTATTATATGCTAAAATATCTAATAATATTGAAAGACCTGAACCATCAAAGTCATAATCTGTAAATGTTGATTGTTGATTTAAAAAGCCCTTTAAATTGGCTTTGATGGTATCAAAATCAAGTTCCGTTATTCTTAGTCTGTCTGCCATTTTTATCTAATTCTCTCTAAGAAAAAGTTAATTGTAACCGGTGAAGTATTGTTCAATACAAAAAACTCTAGTTCTACTTTATATCCGTTCTCATCAGGTGAAGCTACTACATTCACATTTGATATACCTGCACGAGGCTCAAAGTTATTAATTGTTTCTTCTATTTCTCTCTGAATACTAGCTGCTGTTACTGCATCTAAATTATCAAACAATAATTGTCTTATATTACTTCCAATGTTTGGTTGAAATGGTCTTTCATAGTGGTTTGTTAATACAAGATTTTTAATAGAATTGATAATAGCATATTCATTGCTATGAGTATTAATATCCTTCTTCACTGGATGAATATTGAAATTCAAATCCAAGTCTTTAAAGGTTCTATTTGTGTCTATGTTTACGGTTGCCATGTTCTATTTATCTCATCCGCCTGCAAAAACATTAGGTGATCCTTGTGCAACTGAGGTACATCCTGATACAGCATCACCCACTCTTCCTGCGCCTTTACTATTTACAAAAACTGTTGATGAACCTGTTGCAATTGGAGCTACATGGGTAGGACAAGGACTGCCAGGTAATAAATGAGGAGTATTGATATCACCTTGTCTTGACCAAGGAATACTATTAACAAAAACATTACCAGAACCAACGGCTCGTGCTGGTGTTGAACAGTGTGTTATATCTAAATCTCCAATTCTTGTGGCTGCTGGCATTATGGATCCTGTATTGTATTTCTTTGTGCAGCCGTTTCAATGATTTCTAAATCATATGCTTGTTGAACTTGAGCATCTTCTCCAACAGCAAGAGCAATTGAATTAGCATTACAATGAGCAATAAGTTGTTTTATAATTTCATCTTTAGCTTTTCTTGCTCTATTTTTTACAGCATTTTCTGACCATTGTTGTGGAGAAATAGATACATATTCTAAAGATTTATATTCCGTATCCGTTAATGTTATTGTTATATCTGTCATTTTTTATCCTATTAAAAATCCTTGAAATACAGTCCATGAGTTACTGTTATGATACACCGCTCCTGTAATCACTCTAACTTCTAATGTATCACCAGCGCTCATGTCTAATACGCTTGCAATATTGTATGTATTCCAGCCTGTTCCGTCTTCGTGTTGTCTTACTCTGGTACCAGCAAGAAAAGCGCCGTTTTTATAAAACCCAATATCATTTGCTACATTACCATTATTACCCGCTAGATTATGGTGTTCAAAGAAGTAAACACCATCTACTGGAGCTACAAACCTATTATTTGTTAAATCAAAATCATTACCTCTGTCAATACTTACTTGATCCCAAGTAATTGTACCGGTTAGTGCTGTATTATTAGTGTCACCATAAACCTTAAATGCACAATGATTTGGTTTGGTTACATTTCCTGTATGATTAACTCTAAAGTTTTGATTTAATGCTCCTGTACCATCTGTTATACCTAGTGCGGTTTCAACAACAAAAGCTCCAGATCCCTCTTCTCCAAGATCACTAGCGTTTCCATCTCCACTTCCAACTTCTGCACCAATTCGAACCTGAGGAGTAAAATTAGCATTACCATCAACAAAACTAAAATCAATATAGGATTTTTCTGAATCTAAATCACCAGATCCATTATCTTGTTCTATTAAAATAAATGTTTCATCGTTGGTTGCATCAGTGCTTTTAATGTGAATACTTTTATCAACTTGTATACCAGTTGAAGTTGTAATTAATCTTTGGCCTCCATTGTAATTTAAAGCAACATCATATCCACTTGTTAAAAGTAAATTACCACCACTATTAGATTGAATAATTACGCCTGTATCTTGGCCACCTAATATTAAGTATCCTGCACCAGTATCTTCAATATAACTATTAGTGCCATCATGATATATTTGTAAATCTGGTTGATTTCCTAATTGTATCTTAACATTATCACCAAATATCAAATTACCCGTTAAAGTTCCACCGGCGCTTGCTAGTTTTGTATTTGCTGTGGCAAAAGCTGAATTGGCATGAGTAAATGAACCATTAGCGTGATTGAAAGCTAAATCAACCTGTTCAAAATTTTCATCCAACTCCGATAATGGTATTGAAGGATATCTATCTGTAAATGTATTGTTTATAGCCATCAGTTTTGTGTCCACAAAGTTGTTTTATTATCATTTGTTTTCCAATCAATAATTTCATTGTATTGATTAGTCCATTCTATGTAAGCATCCGTTTCAATATTTCCTGTTGGTTGTCCTCTTTCATATGCAAAATAATTGTGTATGAATGTTGTAAAACCTTGTATATTATTCTCAACCACTTGTGTGATTGGTATTGTTTCTGTTGAACCCGCTGTTGTAACAACAACATTGAAAGTTCGTGTTATACTACCTCTTGGATCCGGTTTATAAACATACACATCTTGTTGTTCAGGTAAATCATTATTTAAATCACCAGTAATTGTAATTGGCGTAGATAATTTATCACTACTGCCTTTTACAACATATGTAGCTGTATCAGTAAACGCTGATGTGTGTTGACCAGATATTGTTACATTATCTGTTCCTGGTCCAGAAGTTATAATAATTCCAGGATCGTCAACATCTAAAGTTGCTGTTACAGATGTAATCGAAGAACCATTGGCATTAGCAGTAATTGTTGCTGTAAAATTAGTTTCTCTTACAACCGAACTCAATTGATTTGGTTCAAGTATTGTTGCCATTTGTTTCTCTTGCCAATAACTCTTTTAATTTTTCATTCCACACCGACATCTCATCATGTTGATGTTGATTGTGTGGCGCTTTTGGTACTTTAGGTGAGAACTTAATTACATTATCAATTTTTTCTGGAATATCTTCAAACCTACGATAAGTTTTTATTTCACCATCAACCAATACTACAAATTCGTTTCTCATGGGTTAAAGTCAATTCTTGGTGCAACAAACTTCATATTGCCACCCGATGTTACTGTATAAGTTCCACTAACTTTTTCATTATAGTTTCCACCAACGGTTACTTCAACATTTTTATCCACTTTTAGATAAGCATTTTCTTTTACATAAACTTCAGCATCACCTTGAACAGTCACATTACATTTTCCCATAATATAAACATTATCATCACCATAAACAATCTCATAGTTATCTTTTGTGACTTTCTCTACTTTGTCACCATCAGGAAACCATTCCTGAAATGAACCATTACGGTGTGCTTGATGTATTCTTTCTTTACCTGGTGTATCATCAACTTCAAATACATGACCTGATTCCGTTTCTGTTACACGATTATAAGGATATTGTGCATCATACTTTGTTTCGGGTTCAGACCATGTTGAGTTATATGTTGGAACGCCTGTTACAATCTCATCTTTTCTTTCTTGTATATAAGTCTTTGTAATTGTATCGCTATCATTTCTTGCAATACGAGATGTTGTTGGCTCATCAAGTATATTTGGATTTAAAGTTGCTTGACTTTGTTCTGTTATAACAATACCTGAACCATCTTTTACATATGACTTTGATTGTGGCGGTCTAGGTGCATTAGCTAACTCAGCATCTGTTCGTGGGTCATTGTAAGCTTTTTGTCTATCAGCTGCAAACAATGGAATATTAGGCAACACACCTAACATTACTGGTTCTTGTGCATTTTCTCCATCAACAAAAAAACCAAAAACCATATCACCTTCTTTTGGTACAAATGTGTTGTTATCATTTACAGGAAAAGAAGGAGTTGCCCATGGCAAATCTTTTGTTGGCAATCTCATCTTATCATCAGCGTGCCAACCAACACAACGAACACGACAACGGCCAAGTTTGATTGGGTCTTTTCTATCTTCTACAATACCAACCCACCAAGTGAATCCGTTTTTACCAGCAAAGTTCTTTTTATCTTGGTTTTCCATATTAATATTCTTGTATTGCAGCTGTTTGATTTGGATTATCAGATGCAATAAATTCTTGATTTGTTGATGTTGATGCTACTTCAATAATTGTTTCGTGTTTATCAAATGTAATAATTTGCCTTGAATTAACAATCAAATGGCGACCACTCAGTGTTTTATCTTCTTCTGATACATTTGATTCTTGTAATCCTAATTCTGGAATCATAACATTGACATTAAAACCGGATGATAATTGAAAATTACCAGGCATAACAAACTTTAATCTTTTAGACATTAAATGTTTTAGTATAGCTTTTCGTTGTAGTATTTGATTCTCATAATCTTCAACATAAGTTAAAGAAGTTGGGTCTTTTGCTTTGATATACTCACTATATTTTCTTGCTGTACCAACAATATTAACAACTTTGTGTGAATCAAAAGCTTGGTATATACTTTCACCCGCTCTATTTTTTACATCTGAAGCATTGGGTTTATCATTTCCATGTTTCATTGAACTATAAACATCTAAAAAACTTATACCTCTTGAACTGACCGTTCTTGTTAATGGATCAAATCCTATAAATTTACCAGCATTAACACCACTTCTTATTTTCTCCATAGAATCATTTTGACTAACAACCTCAAAACTTCTAGCAGAAGATATTTCAGATAAACTATTTTCGTTTGATGTGTTTTTTGGTTGAAACTTCACATCCAATATTTCAGGTAAAGTTAGCAATTTTGATAATGAAACAAAATTATAACCAGAAATATTTTGAAAGAAAACATAATTTGGTGAGCTTTCTAAATCAACGGCTCTTTTTGAACACCATTCAATTGCTTCTATTGGTCTAAGATTAGGTATAACAACTTTTCTAACACCAGCTGTGTCTTGGTATAAACCCGTTAAGTTATTTTTTGGTATTTTTAAATAATCAAGCATAATTCGCTCAACTATTTCTGAATATTTTCCTGTATAGCTTTGATTAACTCTTTGTTGGTCTGAAAATAAAAGTTCATCTGAAACAAAATGAAGAATGTATGATTCTGTTCCTTGATTTAGATTTCTTCTATTGGTTTGTTTGTAAATGCGAAATGCTTTTCTGAATGAAGCTACATCCGAATTTATATCTTTTTTAATTGTAATTAATAATGTTTCTGAACCATCAAAAAGAAGTTTATTTGATAAACCAAGAGAATCTGTAATCATAATTTGACCATTGATTACAGGAAGAAATAAAGAATCAAACACACTTATTTCCTCAAAGATTTCTTTAATGTCAATTGTTCCCGATTTTGTAACTATTGCAACTTGCTCAAGATAAAAGTCGGTCGATTGACTAACAGACAATTCACTCATTATGTTTTCACAACTCTTTTAAATTCATCTTCAACAGCTGAAACAAAATTACTCTTCAACAAATTAATTTCTCGTTTTGCTTCATTTTCTTCTTGTTCATATGTGTAATATGTTTTTGTTTCAGTTGAAATTGTTTCGGTAATTGTCGAACTATCTGACAATGTATATGATGTTTCTGATGCACCCACATTAGCATATGTGTTAGCATCAACTTCAAGTTTTTCTGTTATTGTTGTTCCGTCTGATGCTGTTCTAGTAACAATCTTATAATATGAATGGATATTATTTACATCTTGGCACCATTCTAATCCAGTTTGAACTGTTGTATTAGCTGCACCATTAGCTGAATACTTTTCTGTTACATAATCTATAAATTCATCATACTTTAATGGCCAGTCGTATTGTGGGTCTATAATGTCATTAAATAATAAAACTATCCAATGTCTTTCTGAATGACCATAATACTTGTGTGCAATAATTTCAGGAGTATCACTATCTTTAATTGTGTATTTGTAGAAAGCGTTTTGATTTTCTTTGAGTTCTTTTTCAAATCCAAATCGTGTAATAACATTAGTTACAGTTTCTACACCACCGGTTTGTGTATTACTTGTATATGGTGTTTTTGGAAAGTAATTAAAATATCTAGCCATTTTTTATCCTAAAATTTTGGTCCTATTGTGCCCGAAGGAGTAATTGCTCTTTGGCCCGGAACATCATTTCCAATTGATTTCTTTTTGCCGTTAGGATTTCGTAAATCACTTTTTGTAAGAATCATTGTTTCTGTAAATTGTAATGTTAATTGAATAGCTGTTGGCATACCAGTTCTACCTAGAGAAGCAATATTTTCACCGGGAACTTCATATGCTGACCAACCATTAGGTGCATAATTGACATCAATTGTTGTTAATACTGAACCAGGTGCAATTGCAGGAATGTTTGGGTTTTCTCCTGCACCATAATAAAATTTAATATCAAATTCTGATGGTGGTCTTAATGTTAAAGAACGACCTTCACCATCACCTCCATATTCTGGTGCTTGGTGATATTTAAATCTATCAATAATATTTTGAACTTGAATAGCTTCTTGTTCATCTCTTGGATAAAACATAAAATCAAATTGAAATGTTCTGAAATTTGGAGATTGATAAACCATTTCTAACATAGGATTAGCAATCATACCAACAGCAGCAATAGCAGCTGCACGACCTGTAGCTGCATCACCACCTAATAAACTAGCAGCCACTCCTGCACCTTTAACAGCTCCAGCGCCAGCAAGTTCTGATAAACCTTTCATAGCAGCTTTATTAGCTGCATTTTTTTTCGATTCAGCATCAGTTGGATTACTTTTTTGGTATTCATCAAGTATAGATTTAGCAGCTGTTGCAATACCACCAGCTAAACCTAAAGATGCTTGGTCATAATTTTGTGTGTGATTATACATTAAAGTATCTGGCATATACAGTGCTACAGATTCTTTTGTTAATCTTGTTGTGTTGATAAGTTTTGTGTTTGTTATTTCTTTGATATTCTCTTCAATTATTTTGTTTGTTGATTGTGCGCTACCTTTTAAGAGATTTTGAGATTGGCCAAATATATTTTGAAGGCCACTTTTAACACTTGAACCTGTTTTGTTTAACAGTGAATTTAAGTTGCCTTGAATTCCACCACCAACACCGGAAGACATATTTGTTAATTTTGAACCAATATTATCTAATCCTAAATTACCAACAGAAGATTTGATTTGATTAACACCACTAACAAGTTTATTGGTTATTTCACTACCAGTTGATATGTTTTGAAAACTTGCTAAACTACTTGGAATACCACCAGGCGTATCTGTTGATTTTGCATTACCTGTGCCTGGAGCAACAGCGCTTGACTTATCTTGCTCACGAATATAAAAGACCATATAATGTCCTTTATCAAAAGCACCAACATCAATAGGATATCTAAAGCTATCTCTTTTATATTGTGTTCCTTCTAAAGCAGATAAAGGACCAAAACCTGATTGTTCGCTACTGTTAAATTTGATATCGCCGAAGCCAAAAAGTGACATATTTTTATCCGTGAGTAATTAAATC